TGGGAACATCCATCATTTCTGGAAACCAATGGTCTATAACAGTTGACCAGGCGTTGTACCCCTTGAGGATTTTCTTGCCATCCTCTTCAAAATATATGTCAGGTTTATTCGGGTTGAGCCCGTGAAACTTTCTCAATCTGGTAATTATTTCTTCAAGAGAGGCGGAGCCTGCACCAACCGGATAATGTTCCTTCTCATACTTCTCCAAAAAGAAAATACGCAGTTTTTCTGCGTACTTTTCAAATTCCTTTTCAGACATATCCCTGACTATTGGCCACAATGGGTTCAATTCATCAGGAACTTCAAGTGTCGTATACAATGGAAGGAAATCACAGTCCTCAATTTTATCTTCCTTCACATCAAAAAATGTTTCAATCATTATATCCTCTGAATTTCTCAATACTCTCTTTCAATAGTTGTTCGCCCTTCGACGGATTATAAATCGTAAAGGCCGGGTGAACAGAAATCACCACGGGGCAATCAAATTCCCTGCTGTGTACTTCTTTTCCACTATGTTTCATTATATCACTTTCGCCCAGAATTGTAAACAGGGCGTACCCACCCAAAATCAATATGGCCCGCGGTTTCAAAACCTTCAAATATTTTCTTATCCACGGCCAGCATTGTTCCATCTGTTCATTCGATGGTTTTCCATTCTTATTTCCCACCACAGGCCTGCAATTTACGGAATTGATAATCAGGAAATCCTCTCTGGAAAGGCCGTTTCTTTTCATTGCATCCCAAAGGATATTTCCGGCCTTTCCGACAAAAGGTGAGTTCTCACGGACTTCATCGAAGCCCGGAGCCTCACCTATTATCGCAAAACGGGAGGAAGATACCCAATAGGGTTTCGCCCCACCATTCTGAAAGAGAGAACATTTTTTACACTCCCCGATCATATTGTCGAGAAGCGACAACATTCGTAGTTGTTTTTTATCCATCAAGTATCATCACCAATACAGCACAAAATATGAGAAACACAAGACCAAGAACGGGCGGAACCCAAATCGGAGCAAATATCCACCACCAAGACCACCCAATAAAACCCAAGACTTTGAGGGTTATCAAAAATATTGTCAATAAAACAAAAGGCCACATACTCAAACTTCTCCTTTCTCTTTTTTCCCACCATCGTTTTTTCATCGCCTGCTCCTCTGGCCTCTTTCCTGACCAATCAGGACGGCTTTTCTTTCATCACCAGTTTCCTTCGCGTCCTCCAACCACAGTTCAAGCTCGGAAGTATCGTACATCTTCAATGTGCGAGTATCGTAATAAAATTTGTCCACTTCCCCAACTCGACCACCAATCCTGTTCTTCACAATCTTATAATGCAGTTCACTCTCATAAATCAGTTTCTCGTCATCCACGCCGTAGATTGCCATAAAATCTGCGGTTGCCGGAACCCCCATACTTTCTGCGATATAGACAAAATCAACTTCATCAAAAGCAATCATCGAGCCTTCCCTGTTCAATTGTGAAACAGAAACAACCGGACATTCAAACTGGAATGACATCGCTCTACATTCCTCGGCTATCCTCTTGACATCAGAATAGAGATTGTCTTTACCTGAATAGGTGGGTTTCATTATATTGATATAGTCGAGGTAGATGATATCTGGTTTCACACCCCTGATAATCCATTCCCTTATCAACCTTTTTATATCCTGAACAGAGGCCTCGCCGGTTGGAAATTGTTTGATGACGAGTTTTCCTCGTTGAGGGGTTTCACTCTTTATCTTTCTCAATCTGGATATCAATTGGCTCTTCATCGCCTCAAGAGTATATATCTTGTTGATATCAAGGTTACTGAAGATACTGTCAAATCTTTGTGCGAAAGCATCCTCTGACATTTCCAATGTACAGAGAAATACATTATGACCGTGAAGAACTTGGCGGGCAGCAATATTGGCAAGGGTATTTGATTTGAACCCGTGAACACGGGCCACAATTACCGAAAATGTAAATGGTGGGAACCCACCATTGAGATACTCATCGAATTGGGGAAAATATGTTCTTATCCTGTTTGAGGATGTAGTGAAAATCCTCTTCAATCTTTCCCCGAGCATTTCAAAATAGTCAAGACCGATATCTATCCTCAAATCTTTCGCCAGGGCAGCCTCGACCAGTTCTCTTATCTTTCCTCTCTCTTCTATCTTTCCACTATTGATAACATCAACGGAATCGAGAATGGCTCTCTTGACGGCTTTATCCTTGAGATATTCATTCGATTCCTTGAGAAGATAATCCCAGTTCTTCGCGATATCGAAATCAATAGCGTCCATCTCGGAGAATATTTCCCGAATCTCATCATCGTGATGAGAAAGGGAACCCCTGATGGCATCCCTCGGTGGGATTTTGTCATACTGCTCCAGATGAGACTTCAGAAAAGTGAAAATCTCCGATATTACGGGATCATCAAAATACTCTGTTCGAAATGTGGATGTAATAGTCGCAAGAAATCCCTTGTCAACCATACAACCTTTCAATATGACTTTTTCAAGAAATCTCGAATCCATCAATTCACCTGCTCGAATTGGCTACACTTATATATTATCTGATCTTTGGACATTTGACAATTATGCTTACAAAGATTACAGAGGCTCTTATTTTTTTCGAGAGAAATTGGATAGACCTTTTCATAAGATTTGGGTAAAATGAAAAGTTTTTCCACATCAAGCTCGTCCAATATTTCCTTTGCAACGGTGCTCGCTCTGCCTTGCAATCTCAAATATTGTTTGAGAGTAAGATAATTTTTGATATTTGGAACATCATCAACCTTGGTGATTTTTTTCAAAAAATTGAATTTGTTCTTCCTCAAAATTCCAAGGTTCCAGCTTCCATCCGTATCCTTTACAACGGCCATTGCTTTTATGTTTATACTCATAAAACGCCTCCACATTTTATCTACTGTATTATACCACAATTTGGCTTGATTGTAAATAGAAGTTTACACTTGAAATACAATATGTTATAATAGTATAAATACATATACAAGAGGATCTTCAATGAATAATAACAATGATTTGGCCCAAGGTGAAGTTGTAGAAAGGGATAAAATCTGGAAAGAATTATATAATTTACACCCGATAGACAAGCAAGTCCAGTTTTCAGAACTCGATATACAGGAAAAAATCCGAAATCAACCATTTCTTTTACTCCAATATAATGACCTCTATTACAAGGAAAGGGCCCGGATGGATAAAATGTTGGAAGTTGTAGATAAAATACAGGGTACAAGATATGACTTCTACAAATTCAATTACGATAAAGAGCTGACAAAATACGAAATAGAAAAGTTTTATCTTCCAAAAGACCCCACCCTCCTGAAAGCAAAGGAAAAACTGAGAAAACAACAATGGAGAGTTGACTTCTACAAAATGTGTTCTGATGCCATAAACAATCAAGGTTGGCAATTCAAATCGTATATGGAGGCCCTGAAACAGGGCCTTATGTGATCATTATATCAATAAATATCAAAAAAGTAAACAATGATAATTTATAAAGTAAGTAACAAAAAAACTGGTAAATCATATATTGGAAAAACAATTCTATCTATTTCCAAAAGGATTTCAAATCATCTGAATGAAGCCCAAAGAAATAAAAAGAGATATGTATTTCATAATGCGCTAATAAAGTATGGTATAGACAATTTCAACATTGAAGTATTATGTCATTGCTCAAATAAAGATAATCTCAGTAAAATGGAGACATTCTATATTCAATATTATAATACGCACTATCTCGATGGATATGGTTATAATATGTCTTATGGTGGAGATGGACAAATTGGGCATATACATACAAAAGAAACAAGAAGAAAAATGAGTTTAGCACAAAAAGAAAGACATAAAAAATTTGGGCATCCATTGTCGGGTAAACATTTGACAGAAAAGCATAAACATAGGCTTTCATTATTCTGGAAAGGAAAAGAAAGAAAAAAATGGACAGCCGAGCAAAAAAGAAAGGCCTCTGAATTTTGGAAAGGGAAAAGATCGGGTAAAAATAACTCGATGTATGGTAGAAAAAGAATTTTTTCTGATGAAACCAAAAAGAAAATAAGTGAGGCTGTGAAACTAGCGTGGCAAAAAAGAAAAGAAAATGGTTACAATTTGTAAACACGACTTTCTGAACATCCAAATAAACACGGAAGATTACAAATATCTCCGAGAAGTGAGAGACTTCTTCTCAGCATATGTCGAGGGATATCAATTTATGCCCTCCTTCACCCACGGTGGATGGGATGGAAGGGTTTCGATGTTGAACCTTTCCAATAAAACAATCCCCTATGGTCTATTGACGGATTTTATAAAATTTCACAAGAAATACCATTCAGAGACAGAATTGAAAATAGAACAGGATGTTCTCAATTTCTTCCGTGGAAAAAATGTTG